TGTAACTTTCTAGTCAACTAGGTATCTCCTAAGTAATGCAATATTTTTGCTTACTTAGTAATTATAGCAGAATGTTAGTTTAAACTAGTTAGATATGTAAGTTCCATTAACATAAATATTTGTGTTTGTTGTTAGCGTTACTGGTTTCCCCTGCTTTAAAATTGCTTCCATAACTGGAGAGTTTGATCCAGGAATTTGCTTTATGTAATGAAGATCAAGTGTTTGTGTGTTGGGCAAATGATCAGCATTGACAATGATATGTCCAGCTAAGTCTGGGTTAGCTGTTTCATCAACAAAAACCCAACCTGGGAAATGATTCATAGTTCCCGATAATGGAGCAAATGGTAGTTCTAAATTTAACTGTCCTGTTCCAAAACTTGTTACTGTTGAACAGTCTACTGCTATCCAAAATGAAACTAACTGTCCCTGCTTAACATAATAAGAATTGTATGTTGGGTGATTTACGCCTGTTCCAGTAAATGTTAGTCCAGTTGCTGTAAAGCTTGGAGTCCATCTAACTGATTGAAAAGAAACATCTGCATCTGCACCTGGCTCGCCTTGTGGACCTTGTGGACCTTGTGGACCAGGCGTTAATGATACATTCGTTATGGCTTCTGCCAACTCTTTTATTGAGTTTAAATTTGATGGGGCAGCAGCAATTTCTAGCTCCTGTGGAGTAACTGCTCTATATGCATAAGTTTCTGGTGACATATATTTATTATACCCTATATGCTTGTCTAGTAGCTAATCATATCAAATATGAAAGCTGCTCGTATGCTTGAATTGTCTATAGAGTGTATCGTGCCCTTTGGCATAAAAAGAATATCATTTTTTTCCATTAAATACTCTTTGTGCTCTCTACCTGTAACATCTATAGGGCTACCATATGGGTCATTTTCGTCTGATTCATGAATAACATATCTTGCATTACCTAAAACTTGCGTTAGTAAAACGTGGTGAGGGTCTCTGTGTGGATCTAGCTGTGGAGTATTTTCTGTCATGTTTACAGCAAGCTTTAAATGGGTATGGAAATCGTCAGAGATGTTAGACAATTCCTGATGAATAGCAAATACTTGATTGTATTTTATTGGATCTAGTCCATTATTTCTTTCTAGCAAATCCGTGCAATGAAATGTTAGACCGTGTTTTGCAGCCTGCATTAGGCTTGTAAATTTTTTTTCTTTGTCATTAAATAGCATTGAGGAGTTTTTATAGCTGTCTCTATGTTCATCTGACAACAAAAAATTGTAAGATATGCTTAAAGTCTTTATTGCATCTTCCCAATCAAAATTATAATCTAAGCAGGACTTTATAAATACAGGCTTTCCAGTTTTAATTGAATTTTTAATTTCATCTATCATATACTTAGCTCCTGTGGTCTGTCTTATAAAATCCGTTACCCTTAAATTGTATTCCAAATGAACTAAAATGTCTAACCATATTTGATTCACACTCTTGGCATAAGTAGCCTGGGTCATCTTCTGATATTGATCGTGTTACTGAAAGTAGCGCATGGGCATCGTCTTGGCTACACTTGTATTCATATACTGGCATCTTAATCCTTTTGTTTAATGAGCAGTTTAAAGAGATGCTCAGCTCTATTCTGTTAACTTCCTACGCTATTAGCGCCCACCCACTAACAGAATTATTTAATTTTAATTGTTTTAGGCTTCTTTTCTTCTGGAATAATTCTGTCTACATTAACATGAAGCATTCCATCCTCAATAGTTGCCCCAGTAACTTCCATGTATTCACCCAAAGCAAATGTTCGAGTAAATTTACGTGCAGCTATACCTTTGTGCAGATATTCGCCGTCTGTTACCTCAGTTATTTCACCCTTGACAATAAGTGTACCATTTTCTACTGATACGTCAATATCGTCTTTTGTAAAACCTGCTACTGCTATTGATACCTGAAAGGTATCTTCGTCTAGCTTCAATACGTCATACGGAGGGTATGTCTGTCTTGTGGCTGCTTGATGTACTGTAGCCATTCTTTCAAGTTCACGATTAAAGCCAATAAAAAATGGATCTCTAAAAAGATCCATAGCAAACTGTGTTACCATTTTGTGCTCCTTTTAAGCGAGTTAAATTAGTACCCCCATTTGGCAGGTACTAACCTATTATATCATTTGGTTGATTAGAACTGCAAGCTACTTTTTATTGCTTGATCTTGCTTTTGCAAGCACTGAAAAGTCTTTAACCTTAGTATCTCCTAGGTATCCCCAGGCATAACCTTCGTCTATCATTTTCTGGTTTATAGATTTATCTGCACCATCTAAAAAAACCCATCCAAGTATTCGGCCATATTTTTCTGAGGAGTCTATTTTTTCCGTTTTGATTACAATAGTTTTTGCGGAATCAATTGCATTTTTTAAATAAGCTTTAGATTCTAGACCTAATGCCTTTTCTGCTTTATTTGTTGTTCTGCTTTCTGGCGTATCTATACCAGCAAGCCTAACTCTGGAGCTAAATGAGATATCAAATCCTAAATCTATATCTACATCTATAGTGTCCCCATCAACTACCTTACTAACTTTTTTGACGTAATATTCAAACATTATATTCTGTTACCTGACTCTCTTAAAGATTGTGGAGATACCTCTATATATTCAAGTGACGACTGCAACTCTTTTATATTGCCCGCGCCTGAATATGTAAAAGCACTTTTTGTATTATTAAGTATATTCCATAGTCCTTCAAATGCTGGGCCCCTAGACTCTATTTCTCCAGCAACACCTTCAAAATTAAATATAGGATTTTTAATCCCAGACAAACCTTCTTCTTTTGCAGCAAACTCTTTTGATCCAAGACCTATGAGTGAGTACTTGCCATTCTCAGAACTACACTCATCGTGTCCTGCCAACATATACCCTAGCATTACAGCACTTGCACCTGCGCCTAAAGCTTTTACTATATCACCAGATGTTTTTATGCCACCATCTGCAATAATTCCATTGACGCTGTCTTCTTTTACCATTTCGTATATATTCATAATAGATGATAATGTAGGAGCTCCGAATCCAGTCATTATTCTAGTCGTGCATGCTGCTCCACCCCCGATACCAACCCTAACCGAGTCACATCCAGCATCCATTAACATCTTATAGGCACCATATGAAGATACGTTGCCACACATTATATGTGTTGATTTAGGAACAGATTTTCTTAAATGAGATACTGCATCTGCAACCAGCTTCAAGTGCCCATTTGCAACATCAAGAAGTATTATCTTAATATTGTTTTTAACAATTTTATTTACTGAATCTTGATCGTAAACATCTTTTATTTTTATAGTTACTGCAACTCTACTAGGATTTACCTCTAATGATTTTTGAATTTTTTCTTCTAGACTGTAAGTCCTAACTGTTGTCCCAATGCACCCAGATGTTACCAGTATGGAAAGCATCTCCTTAGAGGAAATGCTTTCCATAGGTGCTGAAATTATAGGGGACTCAAACTCTATAATTGCATCTGGATTATTTGGATTACCTATTTTAGTAGTAAGATCAATATGATGTCTACTTAAAAGAGGGGATGAGTCATTTGGAACTAAGAGTATGTCATCAAAACACAATCCGTTTATGGAAGTATTTTTTTTCACAGACTTATTTCTTTTTGGCTGTTGGTTTTGCTTCTGTCTTTACTGCAGCTTTTTTAACTGCTGGCTTATCTGACTTTGGCTTAACTGCTTGACCGAATGCTGGTCTTCCAAATCCTACAATAAATACTGGCTGCGACTTACGAAGCTTTGAGCCGTTCTTCTTTTTGTATGCACGATTCTTTAGGCATGCCTCTCCACCATTTCTCTGATCTCCCTTTTTATCTGGGCTGGTGTTTCCTTCTGCAACATCGACTGTTCCATCTGTATTAACTGCAGTTACAATTCCTACGTGAGAAATTCTGTCGACCCCATCATTTGGAAAATCAAAATAGACAATGTCTCCGACTGCAGGTGCTGCTGTCTCTACTGGTTGCCATGTTCCTGCTTTAATAAATGCTTGTGCTCCTGCTGGAGTGTAAACTGTATTGGGGACTTTTACGCCAGCTTCATTGGCGCACCACATAACAAACGATCCACACCAAGGCTGGAAATTAGCTTTTGTAAACTTTCCATACTTTGTTTCATTATCTTTTGGACCCTCTATGTATCCAATTTCGCCTAATGCTACTTCTACTAATCTTGCTGCTGATCCTTGTACTGCTGCCATTTTATTTCTCCTTAATTATTGGTTGATTACATTATTAGTATACCATTTTTTATTACATAAATGCTTGGTGCCCCTGAAAGGAATCGAACCTCCGACACGCAGGGTAGAAACCTGCTGCTCTATCCACTGAGCTACAAAGGCTTAGTGTGCCAGGTAGGACTTGAACCTACGATTACCGAATTATGAGTTCGGGGCTTTAACCAACTAAGCTACTGGCACCTAAGCTTAATTTTACTATATTAATTATCAGTGTCAATAGCGGAAGCCACTATATCCTGAACATATTCAGAAAAATGCTTTCTTATGCTTCCAGCTGGCCTAGATCCGTAAGATTCCCAAATTCTTTTATACTCTATAACATTGTCATATGTTGTTGGACATAAAACAATATCGTTATATTTTTTTAATGTGGTTGGAAGCGGAACGTGCTTGGTACAGCATTTACATTCCTTTGCTCTTGCTTGATATTCACTCATATTATCTCCATACTTTCTATAGATCTAGCTAAACTTTCTGGCATTCTTGGTGCACGAATCATGTTTTGGACATACTCTACTTCACCGTCGTTTCTGTTGGCAAAATCGTTATCGTAACTCATTGATTCGTAATCATGAATCTTTATTTCTTCATCCCTTTTTATTCTACTTCTGCTTATAGCATTATATATAGCCCCACATACAGCGTCAGCTAAATCTTTAGAGCCTTTTCTTGGGTGATCTACTTTATCTCTCATAATTCTTAATTGAAGTAATTCGTCTATAAGCAAGGGTATGTGTGGACCAGATAATCTTTCTTCTAGTACAACCATAGCCATGTCGTCATAATGTTTTTTTGCAACAGAAAGGATTTCTGTATTAATGCCATATGTTTTTAGTTGCTGCATCATATCGTGAGAATTCCATCTGTCAAATGTACAGACTTTTATGTTGAACCCCCTAGTTTTTAAAGAAAGGATATAGTCTTTTACTTCTGTAAAGTCTACAGACTTATCTGGTGTTGGCGTCCAAAATCTAACTGCATCAATTTCTACAATAGGTGCTGGCTGGTTATATGTATCTGTCACCTTTATGTCAACCCATTTATTTACATGTCCCATTGCTACTGCACAATGATCATGCTTTTGAGCTAAGTCTACATGTATAAAGTAATCTTTTCCTTCTTCTGGCTTAAACCATTCCTCAAGCCTTCCAAAATTATCTACTGCTAGGTGAGCTTTATTAAATGCCTTTTCAATTTTTTCTCTAGACTTAAAAAATGCATCAACTGCATCTGATGGCATGCATGCAAATCTTCCTAGTGCGTCCGCTGGATTTTTATGAAATGCAACAGTAAAATCTGTTATTTTTTTGGTAGGATTAACTTCCCACGTTGGTCTTTTTAAAGCAAACACTCTTGGATAAACGTAAGAAACTATATGATCCTCTTCCCATGAAACCTCAAACTCATTGCCCTCTGTACCGTCTGGAAGATCTTGGTCTAGCTTTAATATTTCTGTTCTAATTATTGTTTCTTTTTCTGCTATCACAGACTGATAAAATTTTTGTATAGGGTCATTTTTAAAACGAGGGAAGGAAAGCAGTATCACCTTACCGAAATCTGGAAAACGAGAATCTACAGATGCACGATACATATCGTATATGGCATCTGCTGTTTTTGCTTGGTCATGGCCGCTTGTATTCTCTGTTGCAAATCCAGAAATTTCATCAAGGATAACTACAAGAACGTTGTAACCTTCCCAAGCTTCTCTTTCAGAGTGACCTGAATGAACGGTTATTGATTTATCAAATTTAATCTCTGATGCTTTATCTGTATATTTTCCAGCAAACCATGGAGACGACTCAATACGCATCTTAAATCCTTTAAAGAAAACATTGTTTGCCTGCTGTGCGTTAATTGCAATATTAAGTATGTCTATTGCATCTCTTGGTGGCTTACCATAATATGCTGCTGGATCTTTTAAGCACAGCAATAAATAAACAATGTATGCTACGGCAATAGTAGAAGAGTAATCTTTGCCAGAACCTTTTCCTAGCTGAGCAATAACCTCGACACAAGTTTGCCTAAACATCTGCTTTCCAAGATCTTCTCCGTAAAGTTTTATCAAAGTAGATTCTTTATATATCTGAGAACTTCTTGCAATTAAAGTGTACTGATTTTCAGACAGTGGGGGTAGGCCTAAATAGTCTGGGCTTGTAACAAAAGTTTTAAGGTCTACTGGCCTTTCTTCAAACTCTTCCCCGTCAAGAATCTCTATAAAATCAGAAAAATCAAACGCCATGCGACTCTTCAATTATTGTTATAGGCTCTACTATCCCAGTTATTTGAGACAGGCGTTTTGCCACTTCTATTTTGCAATGACTGCAGCTTGACGTTACTTCTTTTAATATGCCGACAAGCATCTCTTGCTTTCTTTCTGTTTCTAAAATCTGAGAAGCCATCTCATTGTTTTCTAAAACACCAACAGATTGAAGCATAGCTATTCTTTTATTTTCTATGTCCGCAATCAACTTTAATGTGCCAGACTTTACATTTAATTGGCCTTGCGTGTCTGCATCTTCTACAGTCTTCCAGGCCTCTTTAATTAGCATATCGTAATGTTGATCTGCACCCATTAGTGCTTCTTTGGCTCTGTCTCTAACATTAGTGTCGTTATGGACTACAGACTTCCACTCATCAATATATTCAAGTACTTCTTTGCGAGTAAATCCAGTAAGGGTGGCTATTTGTGTTGCTGAGCTTCCCTTGAGTAGCTCTGAAACAACCCTATTCATCTTGTCAAAGTGTACTGAAGGCTCTATTTCGGTCATTTATTAAGTATACTTCTAGTTGACTAAAATGTCAATTAACGCTTTACTTTTATGCCAAATTTTTCTATATATCTTTGTATTGTCATGGCAGATACACCGCACTCTTTTGATATGTCAACAATATTTTTTTTCTGAATTATATATCTATTGTAAAGCCAAGCCTTATCCTGATACAATTTCATCTTTTAGTAAGCTCCTTATTGGCATAATGTGCGATCCCAAATGAATCAGCTACATCAAAATCTTCTATAGATAAATTATACTTTGAATTAAAATAGTTTGCAGTTCTTTGCTTCCTCATATTTCTTATCTGGTTCTTGTACCATGAGTCTGCATACCCTGGATTAGCTAATCTTATTCCCGCTTTTTCTTCTTTTGTAGGATTTTTATTTCCTATATATGCCTGCCATGAAGTTGGAGATATTGTTATAACCTTTGCACCAGTTGACATAAGCTCTGCAATTACAACTCCATATACATAAGAAAGCTTTATGACGGCATCTGCTGATCTTACTAAAACTGCACCTTCAACTGCAATATAGTCCGCTTGTAATTCATCTAGCATAACGCTCATCTTTATTTTTGCATCATATATTTTTTCGTATATGTCGTTACCAGATAAATTTATTTTGCCCCATTTTAAAGGAATGTCATTTTCCATCAAACAAAACGCAATAGAGCTTGTAGATGCGTCTATGCCAAGAACTCTGGATGCTTTAGTTTTTACCAGACTAGCCAATGTCATCGACTATTCCCATCAATGTATTTTTATTTTTGTTGTGCTTAGACTTTATGCATTTAGCGCAGTACAATTCTGAATTATATCTGCTTAAAAATCCTGGGCAGCCTTTGCATTTTCTGGGAGCTCCATTTTTGATTGCTTTTTTTTCATAATATTTTTCCATTATTCTTTTATTTGTTGCAACCCTGCAGCACTCGTCAGAACAATATTTTTGATTATGAGTCTTTGACTCAAAGTTTTTAGCGCACTCAGAATTTAAACAAATCATTACTTCACAACCTTCATTAAATCAATTTCTATTGTGCCAGGATTAGAGCCTTTTGCCCAGCATTCTTTTTTGACTGGACAATATGTGCAAGGTAGCTTATATTTGGTAGCGCCTTCTGGTCGTTTTGGAAGATCTCCCTCTATAAAGTTGTCCCACACATCCCTCATCCACTGAAATGCGTCTTCAATTATCTTTTTATTTTTATCATTCATAGAAATTGGAATGATCAATATCTCTTGAGTATTTTTATTTTCATACAAGAAGAAGCCTTCTTTAGCATTCTTTAGCTTCATGTATGTGAGCAACTGAAGCATATGGTTAGGAGAAGACTTCATCTCTGCCTGCCTAGTATCCCATACCTCTTGCTTGGCTGTTTTAATTTCACCAATGACTGTCTCACCATCATACTCCATGATCAAGTCTATAAAGCCACGGATTGGAGGGTATTCGTTTATAATTTCTTCTTCTTCTGCCCGCCACTCTGGCATAGTCTTAATTAGGTTCTGTAGCCTCTCATGAGCTTGTGTTCCCTGAGCCATATTGGCTACAGCAACAGCATCGTTGTCATCAATAAACACTGCACCAGTAAATGCCATATACCAATATCTTGGACAGGTTCCGTGACCATAACCTAGAGAGCTTGGACTAAAAGATTTTTTAGTGGTGTCTCCATCTGGACGTTTTGTATTTCTATAAGACTCATCAAGCAGTTGTGCAAATCTTTCTGGGTCAAAGAAGTTGCCAGTATGTTTTTTAAACTTAAGGTTCTTTACAATATCTCTAGCCACTTATGAATTATACCTAACGACATATTTAAGTGCATCTACGAGTTTGTCTATGGACTCCTTAACTGAGTAATAAATATTCTTCTTGTTATTATTAACTGTACCAGCCTTGTCTTTAGCAATTGTTGAATATACTGACGCAAGCACAGCAAATTTTGTAGACATGGCCTGAAGCTCCATAATTAAATGTGGAGCTTTTGCAGACGGAACATCAGGATTCATTAGAATCTTTACAACAATAGCAAGAGCTTTATCAAGATGCTCGTCATGCATGAATTCATGCAGATCATTAAACTCTGTGATATCACTAATTAGCTCTAAAGTGTTTTTATCTTCTGGCATCTTTAATCCTTCTATCTATCTTGTCTATAAACAGCCCTAGGCCATATCCTAGTGATACACCAATTAAAAATCCTAGAAAAAATGGGTAAACGCTAGACATCATAAATGCTACCCCTTCCAAGTTTCAACACTTTTAGGGAAAAAGGGTATTCCGTTGCCATGCATTCTTTCATGAACTGAAACCCCTGGAAGATAAACATCTTTTTGGTATAGCCCTAGCAGGTCTTCAGTTTCTCTAATTATTTCTTGCATTGCTTCCCATTGCTCTTTACCAAACTTTGCTTGACCCTCTTTGTATCTATCTGATCCAGAGTGGTACCATAACAAAAAGTTTCTAATAAGGTATTTATCTTTATTTTTTAATGGAAAAGCTGCATGAAAGAATGGTTTTGCAGACGGGAATATAATCATATCCCCCTTTTCTGGTTTATAGTTTACTATGGTGCTATCAAATTCGTTTAGGAAAGATATTTCTCCACCTTCATAATCATCATTTAAATAAATTGTTCCAGTAATAATAGCCTTTGGTCCAGCTGCATCTTTTGAATTAAATGCATCTAGATGATATCCAATAGCAAGCTCAAGGCCTTCTATTTGGTGATCATGCCTTAAAAATTCAACTGATCCTTTTAACCAGCCCTCTTCTCCTTCGCTTCCACTAAACTTATCAAAATTTTCCCAGTCGCTTGCAAATTCTCCAAAGACATACTTCCAGTCGTCATGATATGTTGCATTTGGATTTATATACTTTTTAATTATATCGTCGTGAACCCATTCTGATATATAATCTTTGTAGCCAGAAATTAATGTGTCATTAACTGTGTTATACACCTCTAGATGCTTTTTTTCTTCTTCAGTTAAGTTATGATTCCCACTAAAATTCATTCTAGTTCTTGTGCCTAGCTCATACCATGGCTCCCACTCTAAAAATATATTAGATGTATTGAAGCTTTTAACTGATTCTAAAAGCCCATCTACATCTTCAAAAACGTTTTTATATAGATTAACAAAAGGTATGATTGTTTTTTTATTAGATAAGTTCATTGTTTTTCTCCCAAAATTGTATTAGTTCTTCTAGTACTGCCCACTCTATTATACCAAGTCTTACCTTGGATTCGCTTCCTATTATTATTTTTAAAGCTGGGTGCATGTCCCTATTAACTTTAAATGTATCTGTACAAATCTTTGCCCAAACTTCTTTATTTAAAGTAAATGATTTGTTGGCCTCCTTGTAGTCTACAAGGAACTGATTCCACTGGGCATCACCTTTTTGATAATCTCCCCTTCCAGAATTTTTTTGGGCTTTTGCCCCATCTCTTTTTACTTCAGACCTTTCAGACATATAAATACTATTCCACTATGCTTTCTACAGGTGTTACTTTTATAAGCTGCAGATCATTTCTTACATACTCTTCTTCCTTTTGCTTTATTTTATTCCAGTCTAGCATTTCTCCTGGAATATTTTTTATGCTATATTCAAAAAATGATCTTAAGAAATACCTGCTATGATTTCTGTAAGATTTAACTGCATGGTAAAATGGATATGTCGAAGGCATAATTACCGCATCGCCAGGTCTTGGCTTATACTGATAGCTTTTATTTGACAATGAATCATACATACAAATTTCTCCTCCGTCGTACTCATCATTAAGATAAAAATTAATTGTTGCAACTTCCCTTGACTCTTTAAACTGACCTGGAATAATAAACTCGTCTACATGATATGGCATCATTATTTGATCTTTATCGAGCTCTGAGCTTGTGTGAAGTGTGTATTTAAAATAATCAATATACTTTGTTCCAGGGTATTGATCAAAAGCAGACCAGTCGTTTATATACTCTGGCCATATACCATTGCTTGCTTTAAAATCATTAAAGTAGTCTTTGTATATAAACTCTAGGCATCTTGATATTTCATCCATAAAAAATTTTTCTTTTTTTAGTGGTTCTGGACTTAAATCATTAACCTCTGAGTAGTAGCTATATGGAACATCTTTTCTAATTCCTTGCCCATACCATTCTCTCCATTTTGAAAACTTAGAATTCTCTGTGTCTTCTTCAAGAAGCTCTATTAAGCTATCGCTGTACTTAAAAATGTTTTTGTATATAACAATTTGAGGTGCTACTATAACTTTTTTTATTTCAGAGTAATTCATTTTATCCAATCTTGTGCACTGTTTCATGTCCATCAGAGCATGTCCATGACATTATTAAATTTTCAGGATCCCACAACCCACCATCCACATCAATATTACATTTAGAACAAGGCCGCAAGCCAGGTAAGACCTCAAATGTGGAATTAAGATCTTTTTTTTCTTGAGTTTTTTTATTTAAAAACTCATTCAAATTTGGCATTTATTTCTTTTTCTAGTGCATGTAATACATCTGGATTCTCTTTAATGTATTGGACTGCCTTAGCCCTTCCTTGTAAGCGCTCACCATTTACTGTATACCAGGCTCCACCTTTTTCTATAACGCCACACATTTCTGCAACATCTAACGTTTCTCCAACTCTATCTACACCAAGAGCTTCCCCTTGGTAGTAAAAGTCATATTGTCCTGATAGATTTGGGGGGCCGAGTTTGTTGTAATCAATAATCCAGTTAACTGGCCTTCCGACCCTTTGCTCAATAATCTTGTCGCCAACTTTAATGCCAGCCTTGATAGCATTAGCCTCAGCTTCAGACGACCAAAGCTTAATGACGGTGGAAGAAAAGAACTTGACTGCCATGCCACCTGTTGGGATGTGACTAGCATGCATAGATCCAAACTGATTTCGTTGTTGAGATATGAGAACAAGTAGTGTGTTTTTGTTTGCATAGTTTAACATTTTGACTGCGTGGGTCATATCCTTTGCTTCTGCGCCTATCTGCTTGGTATCCTGCAAATCTTTCATTTCATTCCCATCTTTTTCAAAATAGATGGCTGGGAGTAAGGCTGATATTGAGTCAACAACAATCATGTCGACTCCTGCATCCATAAGTTTTGTAGCAACATCAACCATATCGTTTACTGTTTTAGCTGGAGAATAAATAAGGGAAGACGAATCTACTCCAAGAAGCTCTGCCCATGACTGATCGTATGAAGCTTCTGCATCAATCCATGCACATGTCTTGCCTTCTTTTTGGGCCAAAGCAATCATCTGTAAGCAAAACGAGGACTTTCCAGCTGATTTATTTCCCCACACTAATACCTGTCGACCATATCCTAGACCGCCTTTAAGAGCCATATTCAGTCCTATACTAGGTGTTAGTTGTTTTTCAACTTTTACATCTTGTGCAGACTGCACCCTAGATCTTGTTTTTGGGTCTAGCTTAGATAATATATTGTCTATAGCTATCATTAGTTTTTGTAAAGAGGGCTAGTGTGATCAACAAATCCTACTTCGGTTTTGTTTCTTGTGCATGTATATCCAACTAAATCTACTGGGTCATCATTATCCATGCTGTATCTAAGCTCAAAGCCAAATTCATCTGTATTTGGGTTGTAGGTTATTGCCATTGATGAGCCGTGATTGTAAATAAAATCGTTTGGCCAAAGCTGCTCGACCTCTGCCAATTCCATTAAATTTTTTCTTGGAACAGTAAGCTTTCCATAATGAGCTAAGATAGCAACTAGTGTGTTCGTTCCTTTTAGATTTGATGCAATTTTTCCGTTTAGGTCCCAATCCTCTTGAGACACATTATATCCGTTTTCATAAACAACGTCATGATCTTTCATAATTTCTTCCTTCTTCTCTGTATTAGTATACCATTTTAAAATAGACTTGGGAATAGAATTTTCATTAATCTTTTAATTTTAATTTAAAAGTAAATGTTCCATTTTCTTGATTATAATCAACTTGAAGCTCTTTATCCTCATTTGTAGCGTTTAAAAAATCTGTAACTGGTAAAGATATTTCACCAATGCTTTGAATTGTTGCAACTAAAATCTTGGCAACATTAAGCTGTGCGTACACCTCTTCAATATTTAAATCACTCATTTTATTTCCTTTATATTTAAAGTTCCATCATCTAGTTTAGATAGAACAACCTTGCATTTCATTCCTTCACGCATCTTAGCAAGAGTCATTTTATACATTGTAGGGAATGCAATTGCTCTAGTCAATTCTTTATTTCTATTTGAAAGGACTATGTGGCTCATTGTCTTTCCTGCTTTTGTTGTGTATGGCGTAAAGTTAACAACAATATATTCATCTTCTTCTAAATCATATTCTTTTCTATATAAATAATCTACAAACATATCTTTTGATGATGGATCAATATCTGACACCTTAATATATCTAGCAATTCTATTGTCTCCAACTAGAATAAAATACATCTGACCAACTTCAATTTGTGTTTGTTCATTATGGAAAAGTCCAATTGATCCAGTTTCATCTACAATCTCTACTCTTGCCCATCCAGAACCACGCTTAATTCCCTTGACCATTCCGAACATAACAAAAGAGCCGAGATCGTCAAATTCTTCAATGGGTCTAGCTTGTGCTTTAACTCTAGGGGGTATTCCCTCTAAGTTAAATGTTGGGATACCTAAATATTCATAGTAGTTATCCTTTTCATTGCCCTGTCTTGGGTTATCCTTAAATGCTGCTGCACCAATTGCATTTAGGGAGCTTACTGCCCTGCTGTTAATGCCGCTTCCTTTAGACGAAGCAACTGAAACAAACTGGTTGTAGTTGTCGTAAGGTCTATTATCAATAATTTTATTTGCAATGTTATCAGAAATAAATTTAATTTCAGATAAACCAAATCTAATAGCATCTTTTTGCAATGAAAAATAAAGATCAGATTCATTAACATGTGGAAGAAGAACTTTTAGTCCTAGTCTTTTAGACTCAATAAGGTACTCTGTTCTCGCATCTTTATCATTTTCATTCTTAAGGATTGAAAACATGAACTCAAGTGGGTAGTAAAACTTAAGCCAAGCAGTATAATAGCTAAGCATAGAGTAAGCAACAGCATGGGAACGGTTAAAAGAATAGCCAGCATGCGCTTCAAAATCGTGCCATAGCGCCTCTGCTTTTTTCTTAGTAATGTGCTCTGAAGCCCCAGTAACAAACCTATCTTTGAACTGGTCAAACTCTTTTGCATCTTTTTTCTTTCCAATAATCTTGCGGACCTTATCAGCCTCTGCCCAAGTCATACCACCCAAGTGTACGCATGCCTGCATAACTTGCTCTTGATATATAATAACACCATATGTGTTCTCGGTAAATGGCTTCATAATTGTATGCATGTAGTCTACTGCTTCATCCCCATGCTTACGCTTGATGTAGGCAGCTCCAACAGTATTCATGGCTCCTGGTCTTACCAAAGCGTTTGAAGCAACTAAATCTTCAAACTTGTCTGTACCCATTTTAATTAAAAGATTTGTGTAGGGTGTAGCTTCTGCCTGAAACACGCCCTTAGTGTAACCTTCGCTAAGCATTTTATAAACTTCTGGATCATCTAATGATATATCTGACAGTACTATGTCCTTGCCAGTTCTGGACTTAATAGACTTAATTGTGTCTGATATAACAGAAAGAGTTTTTAGTCCCAAAGCATCGAGTTTAATAAGACCAATATCTGCAACAGTGTCCATGTCATATGCAACTACTGGTATTCTGCCAGATACTTTATCCTGTGCATCTTCTCTGGATTCAACTGGAGCAAACTTTCTAAGGTCATCCTTTGCAACTACAACTCCTGCTGCGTGTACACCAACTGATCTAATACGACCACGAAGTCTATCTGCAAGCCAAACTACTTCTGGATACTTGGCTCTAAATTCTTTTGTGTTAGGGGAAGTAATAAAATCTTCAAACGTATCAATTGATTTCATTGCACGGTTAACTTCTTGCAGTGGTACCATAAATATTCGTGCTGCATCACGAATTACACCTTTATCTTTAAAGTATGTATATGTAGAAATAGATGCAACATGCTTAAACTTTTTCTTAAGATATTCTTTTACTTCTTTACGACGTCTGTCTTCAAAGTCTGTATCAATATCTGGGAAGTCATTGCGCTCTGGATTAATAAATCTAAAGAATAGAAGATCGTATTTAATGGGATCGACATCTGTAATTCCTAAAGAATAGCAAACAAGTGAGCCTGCTGCAGAACCACGACCAGGCCCAACACGAATATCATTTGTCTTTGCCCAGTTAATCATATCAGCAATAACTAGAAAGTATGATGCAAAATTCTTTGAGGCAATAACGGAAAGTTCTTCTTCAACCCTATCGATATAAACTTGATTGTCAGATAATCCTAGACTAGAAAGCCCTTGGTAAGACATTTCACGCAACTTATCGTCAGCATCTGTTTTTGGAACTGGCAGAAGATCGAGACCCTGATAGAAATCATATTCCTCAACTTTGTCTGAAATCTCCATTGTGTTTTCGTATATATCTGTACGAGAAATGCCAGAAGCATTAAAGTCAGCCTCAATTTCTGAACGTGATTGTATAAATAGATTATAGTCCTGAAAAGAAATTCTACGATCAGGATAAAGATAGTTAAATCTTTCCATCATGTCTTTAATGTTTCTAGACATTTCAAAGTCTGAATCTTTATCAATCTTTGGAGATGTAGACAGAATGAGAAGTGCTTCTTCTAAAACTCTGTCTTCTTCTTTAGCAAAGTGAGCATCTCCTGTAGCAACCGCTTTAATTTTTAGCTCGTCTGCTAATTCAAGAAGCTTATCGTTTATTTCTTTTGGGTTATGAGACTGTACTTCAACATAAAAATCATCACCGAAAGTTTTTTGAAAATCCTTGAGAACCAATTTAGCTTCACTAAACTCGCTCCTTTCGATAGCCTTAGAAATAAGACCATTAAGGCAGCCAGAAAGGACAATAATACCCTCTGCATACTCTTTTAATACCTCTCTATCAATACGTGGCTTATGATAAAAACCTTCATTCCAGGCAAGCTCCTGAAGTATGTTAATATTCTCCAACCCCTTTTTATTCTTCGCTAGCAAAATAATATGGTTATAGGCTTGTATAGATTTATCTGTTTTAGAAGATCTATCAAATCTATCTGTTGGAGAAATGTACGCCTCAACACCAAGAATCGGCTTAATGCCAGTTTCCTTTGCGGCAATCTGCATATCTCTGTGTGAAGAGAGGGTACCATGGTCTGTGATTGCAATCGCTGTCTGTCCAGCATCTAACGCTGCTTGACATAATTCTTTAGGTGAATTTAGTCCATCCATTAATGAATAATAGGAGTGAACATGTAAGTGCGTAAAACTCATTAATATCCGCCTGTGCATTCATTTCTTGTATGATAAAGTCTAATCTTAGTCATAGTCTTTTTATTTGGTGCATATAAATCTTCTTTACAACAGCTGCATTGCATGTGCCACTCTCTTGCAAAGAAATCATAGAGCATGCCTTTGTAGTCTCTATACTTGTTAGAAACAAAAGTTTCAAACGGGTCTGGTATTTCGTATGAGATCATTATGCTATTTTACTAAATAAAGCAGGGGCAGTCAATAGACTGCCCCTGACGATAATTAGTTACCAGACCAGGTTGCTATCTGAATCTGATGAAGCTGGTGCTTCTTGGTTTCCGCCTTCACCATTAAAGAAAGCTTCTTGCTCTGTGTATGGTAAGTCACGAATTGCGGTTGTTTCTAAGTCATACAGCTCAAGTGCTGATGAATCAAATGGCGTTTCATCTTTAGCCAAAGGAATGATTGTGTAGCTTGTGTCTGTCTTTGTACCAGTACGCTTAATACGCCACATCAAGTTTGTAATGCTTCCCATTTCGCCAGCATACTCAATAAGGGTTGGCGTAATTGTTTTTCCACTTGATCCTTGTGAAAGAATTGCTACATATGGCTCTTCCTTGCCATCATCAATAAGCACGTTCATGTAAAGTCGTGAACGACCTTTCCATCCTGCCTTATAATCTTTACGGTGTTGTTCGCAACCATAACACTTGCCCTGATCTTCCATTGAGCATAGTGCCTTGCGCTTATAGTCTTTCGGGTTTGTATGCTCTACAGCAATAAATCCCAGTCCTTTAGACTCATCATATGTTGGTGAGTCTGGGTCAAGCTCTTGCAAGAAACGAACTTTTACGCTCTCTGCATCTTCTAGCTTTGCCCAACGTGCTTTTGTTCCATCGTTTTCGCTGTACGAAGGCTTGTCCATGACTTGATTAAGTCCTTTTAATCCTTTTACAATACCCACTTGTATCCTCTTTTCCTATAGTTGATGGTATAGATCCATCTGTTGTTTTAGTATATCATATCCAAGAACGATATTCAATATCTGATACTGAATTTTTTATACATGTTTTTATTTCTTGCTCAGTTAAATCACCAGCATCTTTTGCTTTATTTGGATATATCTCTTTGTAACTAAATGAAGCCCAAGAAATATCTTTGTTTCGAAGCTTACTAGAAATAGACCTACCTAGTTCTCTGCCTGCCTCATCTGCATCTGTCATAATTATAATCTTATTAAAATATCTATTTAACAGAGACTGTTGCTCATTAGAAAGGAATCCTCCTAATGTAGCAACAACATTTGGAAACCCAGCCTGATGTATTCTTATTGCATCAAAATTAGATTCGCATACTATTACCTGCTCACCAATCTTTTTGGCTCTATGAATATTAAATAAAGTTTTGCTTTTTGGAAGGCTCGTACTATTTTTAAATGTTTTACCTTCAATAGACCTGCCAACAATTCCTATTGGAATTGAATCTGGGCTGTGTACTGGAGTAACCACCATATTCATTGCTGTAGAATATCCAAGTTGAAAATGCTTCATAGACTCAATGCTTATTCCTCTTGACTCAAGGTAATCCCTTGCATTCTTATTGCCTGCAAGATCTGCGTGTAGCCTATCTAGAGTTTCTTGAGGAAATTCTTGAAAGACTGGCTTGTCAGCAAGCATCTCCTCCATAACCTGGTCAAAGTTATTAAGGACTTCTGTTTCCTTGCTAGCAATTAATCTTAAAGACTGAAAGTCATTCTTGTCCATAGTTCTTTTGATAAGATCAATCAGTGTTCCAGTTTCACCACATGCTGGGTTAAAGCATATAAACGCACCAGAAGTTTGGCTTACGCTAAAGCTAGATGTATGTCTATTAGAATGAAATGGGCAATAGCATAGAAAGTCATTGCCTGTCTCACCAACAATATTCAGTCCAATTTCTTTTAAGACTGATTTGATGTGGCTTGGGGCATATTCCTTGGTATCAATCTGTTTTGAGTTGTACCCTCTAATTGCCATGCCTTCTTCTTTCCTACGTATATTCCATGGAGAGTCATTAAGAACTTCCATGTTTCTCCAGTAAACTCAATTGAGAATGCTGGGTCTATATCCAATACTCTTACATATCCTTTGCCACGCATATCTTGCACTAGCAAATTTTCATATTGAGGCCTTAAGCTTATGAGTTGTGCATTGTCATAAAACTGTACCTCAATTTGAAATCTTTTAATTCTTTTGTGAGTCATTGGCGAAAGGATTTTCGTAAATCTCTTTGACGATACCCCTATTGATATCCCAATCTAGGAATACGCCAAAGTCGTGTCCATGTCTATTCTTTCTGGATACAACCTCAATCATGTCAGTACCCTTATACTTATGAATTGCCATAGCCATATCAGCATCGTACTCAATTGCTTTAGACCATGCAACTTGACTCATCATTGGTGGATTGTCTTGATCAGTAATATCATCTGCTGTAGCAGCAGTAATATCAATAATTGGAATATTATTTCTTACTGCTAAGTTTTTAAACTCACGAGAGATATTCATATTACGTTCTGTTGGAGCTTTTGAGTTATTGTTATCTGTAAATAGCTGGTGATAATCAAGAATAACGATGTCTGGCTTATGCTGATCGATCTTTGCCTGAATAGCATTAGGGGTTACATTACCAGAGCCTTCATTAGAAACTAGAATAAACTTATTCTTATCCGCAAACTTTTTACTAGACCAGCTACGGAAGTCATCGATATTAATGTCTCCCTTTGCAAAGTCGCTGGCCTTAAATAGACCTGAACCAAGCATAGTATAAATACGGTCACGCATATTCTCTGGAGTCATTTCAAGAGAAACGATCATAGGCTTAAATCCCTGTTCCCAAGCCTTACAGGCTAGGTAGGATGTAAACCATGTCTTTCCACGTCCTGGCCATCCAATGGCTACTATAAGGTGTCCTGGAGCCATTCCAGTAGGGTATGCTAGGTCGATTGACTGGAACCCAGTCTTAATACCTGGAGAGCCACCCATCTCGGCTGTACGGACCTTGAGAGCCTCTAAATGCTTGATTGCATTATCTGAGTCGGTTACGTCTAGGTCACGAACATTATTAGTATATTTATTTAAACTGGCAAGCTGAGATTGTAACTCTCCAATAACTCTTGAGGCCACATCTTCTTTAAGCATAGAGCCACCACGAATTAAAATACTCTTTAGTCTGCTAGCCAAGAATTCATTCTTAAGATTATCTAGGTAGTATGCTGTTTCAGCAGTAGCATTAAGGTCTGGCTCAAAGTCTTTAAACTTTTCTTGCAGGATTCCTACCTCTGGGATTGCCTTAAACTGATTATAATATGATTTAAGTCCATTCCAAACATCTCCATGTGAAGTAAATAATTCATCAACATTCTCAGCCATAACCGTACTAATATCTTTATTCTTGCATATAGCAGAGATCAGTGTTGCTTCTGTATTCATAGTCCGCCTTCCTCCACCATCTTTTTAGTTTGCTCTCTTAGCAAACGACGAGTTTCCATATCTCTTTGAAGCTCTACTCTAGCCTGCTCCATCTTGTCAAAATTATAATAAAAAAACTGTAGCGGGTGCCCAAACTTTTCTAGAGAAAAGTAATAGTTCATAAGATCAATAGCCTTATCAAGACCAACACTATCTATTACATCTTGCATTGCCCATTTTTCTCTGAACTTATTTAGAGTAGCAGGCTTTTTATATTTCTCTAAATAAAGATTCTGATATATGGTCATCAGGACATATGGCTCTTTATTATTTGCCACTCTTAAGCTCTTCTTCTACCTCGGCTGTTTTTTGAATTAGCTTACCTTCAACAAATGCATACACTCTTTCTGTAGCAGAGTCTACAGTTTCTCCTTGACGAACATCATCCTCTACGCCAACATTTATCTTGATGCTTTCGTAGTTGCCTAAATTCCTTGTAAAGGAAAGATCTACCTTAACTCGTGTTGTCATTTGTGTTCCGCCTTCTTGTGTCTATTTAATGTATCATTTGCAAATATACCCCAGCGCACAACGATATCTTTGCTACAGATGTCGCAGGTAACGACTCTACCTTTTTCCATTACTCCGCCTTCCATACTGGTACAAAGCCACCTTCTGTCTTAGTATACAATATAAAGCTATGTTTGAGAAGGGCCAGCAGCTCCGCCTTAGAAGGAACATTTTTGGAGTGGCCAGCCTCTAATATATATTCATGAAGGTCTAATATATCTTTATCACTAAACATATACTTATACCATGTTTCTTCTGAACTATTACCTATAGGATAAATTTTTTGTGGAGTTTTAATTTTGCCTTCTAGAATATAGTCCTGTATCGTAACCCTATGCTTATTCAACATATCGGCAACCTGAACAATACTATAGGCGTTACTCATATTTTTATCTACTTCTGAGTACGGATACAAAATTCTTTTTTTATCTAAATAAGACCAAGCAACTATTTGATCCTTGGCTCTAGATAAACTAAGAGTTTTATGTATTTTTTCGTTTAAGAAGAAATACCGTACTTCTTTGAGTGATCTTCTTCTAGTGTCTCTAGCCATTTACCCAACCTGTTTGTATTCTTATTCATCATCCAGCGCTTTCCGCACATGATGCAAAACAATTCCATATGCATCTTCTGGGAGAATACTCTATCCACAAATACTCTTCCTCCGCATTTATTACACTTTATCATACCTGAAATAACTTTCCGTCCACAACGCATGAGTATTCTGGTGACACATGAATCATCTGAATATGTGGATAATCATTTACAATGTGAGCGATAGCAAAACCTTTTTGCCAATCGTGATGTTGCGTGTACTTCATTCCTGGTCCCTTTTCGTCACACATGTGACCAATTTCATATCCACGAAGAGTTTCTCCAGCTCCATTATTTCTTAACTCATATGTAACCATGTGAGAAGCAATTCGGTGTGAGTGTCCTCTGATCAAAGATATCTGCATATCCTCCATGTCTTTTCTTGCTGACCCTGTTGCTGCAATGGACAATCCATGGTGAACGTGAATATCTCCAAAACGGCGCTTAGGAAGTTCATCGTAATAAATGTACTCATATCCAAGTGAGTCTAGTGACCACAATGCTTCTGGTGTTACTTCATTAATATAATCTGGAAGCTTAGCGTCCACATAATTAAAGATACGGATATCATGATTTCCTAAAGCAGAAAATAGCTGTGCGTTTGGAAGCATTTCTCTAGTCTTTGAATAGAAGTCTCTTGCACCCTTTGCTTCATGTCTCATCATAGGAACAATTAAATCCTTGCTGTCATTCTTATGCAACTGCATAAATTCAGCAGAACGACCTTCTGTATATTTACTATAACAGGCTTGATCATCTGTGTCACCTAGGTAATCAACGACATCTGGCTTAAACCACTTCATTACCTTAAACCAAAGCTCGATCATCTTATCGTCTTGATAAGGGAATTGCTGGTCGGATGAAAGCATCCATTTTAAATCATTTGACATTATTTACCTTAATGTTAATAGGCCATGAATATTCATGGCCTAAGAGATACATCAAATTGTAGCATACTGATTTAGATTGTCAATACCTAATTAGGCTACTGCAATCCATTGAACAAAAACTTCACCATTTGCAGTTGCACCCATAGGAAGCATTGAAATTGTAAACTCGGTGCTGCTTGCAGTTGTAACAACTGGGCTATATTTATGCTTTAAAAAATTTGCTGTGCTTGCTTGCCAAATTGTGCAAACAATATTAGGTCTAGAGGCAAAAGACTTTGCAAACTTTACTGTTGCTTTTCCAGTTCCAGCAGTATTGCATGGAACCTTTAGTCTGCCAGACTCAATTACTACTTGTCCACTAGGTGCACCATCTGCACCACCAGTATTGTTATTGACAACGCTGTTAGCCATACTATTAATAATATTAATATTAGAAACTATGCTTGCCATCAATTCAGAGGTTATAGGATCCCCTGGATTAACTGACATAGGCTTTAGTTGTTCTGCCATTTTCTATTTCTCCTCTGGCTCCGCAGTATTTTGACCTTGCTGAAGCTGTGTAATTTCTGCACGAAGAACTGCAATATGGGTCTCATATTGTGAGACTAGTTCTCCGATTCTTTGCTGTAGCGCAGCTACAACTAGTTCTAACTTGTTATCCATTATATCTCCTTGATAGATTTACAGTATACCATTACGGTTCAAGTGCGTCAATCCTTGAAGAAAGTATGTTTATTTTTTCAGAAACTTCTTGTATTGCCAAAACTAAAGATGCGGTTAATCTATCGTAGGCTATGCCGTCTGGCTTATTTTCTTCATTATAATTAACTACTGTTCTAAGTTGTGGTATTTCATGAAGCTCTTCAGCAATGAGGCCAGAAAGAGTTCTAGGTTCGCCATTATATCCAGTATCTCCAATATAATTATAAGTTACGGGCTTTAATGAATTAATTATGTCTAGGTACCCAGATTTGTTAATTTCAATAATATTTTCCTTATATCTTGAGCTAGAAACCTGTACCCTTAAAAACCCTGCATCTTGAACTATAGAGTTTCCAGAACCAGTACCTAAAGTATTTGCAAATATTCTGCCATTAGAAAAAAGCCTTGTTACGTTACCACCAAGGTCTATATAGGCGTCTGTAGCAACTCCGTAGTTACCATTTCCTATTAATAATCTTCTCCATCTGAAGCTGTCTAAGCCTAAATCAGATCCGCCGTTATAAAATGGATAGCATGAGGTTACCCACCCGCTGGTAGAGGTGCTAACAAAAGCTATGGCATTTACTGCTGTTGAAATAACCTGACCAGAGTCTACTGGGCCAGATCTTAAATAAGATGTTTTAAATCTTCCTGAGCTTGAATCTGTAGAAATATCAATATTAACACCTGTAATCATTCCTGCCCGAATTTTTTCTGCATCAATAAATCCTGAATAAACATATGTTGAAACTACGTTATCTGCTATAACAGTTCCAGCTTCTAATACACCGCCATTAATAAAATTTCCATTTGTGCTATTATTAATTTTTCTAATTACTTCAGCTTTACTGAAATTAACTGCAGGCAATGCTGCATCAGCAGTTGTTTTAGCAGAATTTGCTGTAGAAGCAGCAGAAGTTGCTGTAGCAGCAGCAGAAGTTGCTGTAGAAGAAGCATTAGTGGCTTTTGTATCTGTAGCAGCTAAAGCACTAGTCGTTGCATACCCAGAAAGAATTGTTCCAGAACCAAGTACTGCATTTTGTGCATATAAAGTTCCGTCAGCAGCAACTCTGAACTTAGCATTTGCATCGGGTGTATTATTGCCAGCCCACATAACAAATGATGTTCCTCCTGAAGAAGCTGTTTGTAAATAAATGCTGTTGGCGGCTGTAGAACCAACCTGTATCTTTCCTGAGCTATCTAAAATAACATTGTTTTTGGATAACGTGGTATCATCTAGTGTCCATCCAGCAATGCTTCCACCATTTGCAGTTATGTTTCCAGTCTCTGCGGAAATTGTTACAGACTTTGTCCCATTTGCAACCTTAAGTCCTTTTGAGTTTAAGGCAAATCCGTTTCCAGTTAAGTTTCCAGTAGATGTATCTATGGTTCCACTATATATCGATGCCCCAGTTGTAGACATAAATATATTTCCGCTAAATGTTCCACCTCTTGCAGTTACATTTCCATCTATTGCAAATGTGGACCCGTCCCAGAGAAGATAATTACTTGTTGCTCCGCCAACTTTTAGTCTTGCACTATTGGTTGCATTAACATACCAATAATTACTAGCATCAAAGTAGAGTCCTTTATTTGTTGAAACAGATCCAACACCCACTCCGAATTGGAATGGACCCCCTGTTATATAATTTGAAACAGATGGCGTACCTTCAACTCTAACATCTGATGCAGATATGTATGCAGATGAAGTGTTATTGTATTCGTCATACGTAGCAACAGCTATCTGATAGGTTGAGCCAATTGCAAGTCCTGCAAGCTTATATGTGGTTCCAGTTCCTGGAGAATCAACATATGAGTATGTTGCCCCATTATCGTTACTAAATCTAATTCTATATCCTCTTATGCCACCTCCAGTTACTGCTGGCCAAGAAACATTTGCAAATGCATTAAAGCCAAGGTAGCCGCTTGTGTCTATTCCGCTTGTAGTGGTTACAGAGGTAACGTTTGCTGGGCCAACTGTGTCTACCGTAATTGGATCAGATGCTTTAAACGGACCAAAGGTAACACTTTTTTTTCTATAGTCTTGGTCTCTTGTATCTACACGAATCCACCTATTTGCTGTATTGGAAACAAGTATCGTTGCTGAATTGCCGTTTCCATTCCATACTAAATATTCTTCTCCTGAAAATGCTCCTGTAAGGCTTTCGTATATTTGTATGTCTATAAGCCACTTGTTTGCGGGCAATGCTTTGTCTATCAAGTCCCACTTAACACCATAAGAAAGAAGTCCTGGAGTTACAGAAAGATTTGTAACAGGCTGTGTTAAATCTGGAGTTTGAAGAGTAATTAAAAAGTTTGCTGATCTTGGGCCCTGTATTGGTTGCGATGGATTATCTGGATTGTCATACAAATAGGCAAATGAGAATGGGTAGGTTCTATTTACAACTACGTTGTAGCCGTCATCTGTAACAACAAAAGTATCTGGAGATGTTTGAGATGCAACCCTTGCAGCATCTGTTGGGTTTGCCTGTAAATCTGCAGACCTTCTGTTAAGAAATCTATCGATTGCGTCGTTGTATCCTGCCATTATAAGAACCCTAAATTAATTTTGTATTCTATATCCATTTCAACACCAAGCTTTTTTACAATAGGGTTTGCTAAAACAGATCGGCTAATTAATCCGTACTGGGGATTATATCTGTCGTCATCGTTTATTCTTAACCCATCTAAAAGCACTATAGTTGATCCAGTAGATTTTGCTTTTCCTCCGACTTCTATTTTAGTGATAGAAGAAAAGTCTATGGCGTCACCAGAAGAAAAAGAAGAATTGAATAAGTCAGATAGTTTAGCGGTAAGAATTTTTTCTCCAATAGTGCTTGATGCTGCAAACCTTACTTCTTTGTAGTCAGTAGGAGAGCTATAAAAACGAACGTAAACATAGTCTAGATTTAAATCTATTTGATAAAAAGCAATAGTTAAGCTATCGTCCACTCCGTATCCAGAAATGTCAAACACGGTATCTAGAGAATAAGATTTAGATTGATTCATCGGTGCAGAAATTTTAAAGTAAGAAGATCCTATTCTGGGCTGTGGGCTAGAAACTTTTTCTGCTTCATCTCCATTTGAATCTCTCCAAGAATATGAGTTCTCAAATGAAGATATGTATTGAGAAGAAAAATCTGTATTCTGAAGTGCTGCTGTTGGGAAAATTCCTATTTCACTGATTACGCCTTCAACGTCTGTAGGCAGTGTGGTTTTATAGACAACCGAGTATGTAGTTTCTCCAGTGGCCGTATTGGTTTGAATATCAGAGCTTCCTAAAAATACACCAGATCTATAAAACTCAAACTGCATATCTGTATCGTTTGCTGACTCTGCTCTATTGCCTATGCCAATAGCAATATCTTTTTCGTTAAAGTTGAGTCCATTTGCCATATAAGAAGTTATAAATCTTTTACCAAATTTTGTTATCATATTAGAACTACCCCTTTTACTATTTCCCCAACGCTATTTTTTACTTCAAACTTGACTCTAAGGAATCTATTGTTATTAGAATCATAGTATATTTCTGGGTCAGTTATAGTTTGTCCCGAAGAATATCTCTTACCAGTAGCTCCAATTAAAACAATGTCTTCTAAGTTAGGTGCAGCTAAACCTGTTTCTCCTTCGCCACCTTCTCCACCCTCGCCACCTTCTCCGTCTCCATCTCCTGGAACAGTAGGCACATAGGTTTTATCAACAGTATTGGTATATAAATTAACAACGTCATACTGATCTGTTTTTAGTATGCCAATAAGTGGAGAGTCTACTGGTAGTTGTACCTTGACTCCACCAGCTACTTGTGAGCTACCTATTTTTGGATTCTTTTTAACCATATAAAGATTCTACCATTTCATTAAACATAAATCGACCTACACACTATAGTAGTAGAAGGGGAATCACTGTATCCCTGCTCTATATTTAATACTATATACTTGCCAGCCGTAAAACCAGTATCTTCTGATGAATACACTAAGTTGCTTGGATATGATATTTCAACGACATCCCCTGTTTCCAAAGTAGGGTTTGGAAACACTTCTAGAGTTAAAACGGTCTGCTGTTTTGACCACTGAGTTCTCATCCATTCAGACAAAGCCTTTGCCTCGGACTCTTTTTGAATCCAAGTGGATTCAAATGCTACCTGCTCTTCTGCCTTAGTAGAAGAAAGATCAGGATCTATGTATTCAAATGGATCTAAGGGGGCTATTGTTTCTCCAACTACAATAAAACTTTTTTGTCCGCCGTCAGCCAAATCAATAAAAGCACCAGTATTATTTAATATGTAGGCATCAATACCAAATGACGTTGCATCATATCCAAGTAGTGTTGCGTTTGGGTTTAGTATTATTTGAGGGTACTTAACAAACCCTGGCCTAGTAGCATATCTGGTAGATATCTTTTTTATTTCTCTAGCAACTGGCCCGAACTCTTTAATCCAGGAAGGAGCTGTAGAGGTAGAGTCTGTGCCGCTTGAAAGAAATTCTCCAAATACATTTTTTAAAGAAGTTGCAGACCCTACATATGATGCATAGTTGTCGTAATCATAAGAGCCTTCAAACTCTTCTTTCTTTAGAGTTGAAGAGTAAACATAATCGAAGGCTGACTCTCCCTGTATTCCTAATAAAGCAATTTTATTTGATAAAGCAATTGGAGATGAATCAGTTGCAGTAATAATTTGATTATTAAATTTAATCTTAAATATAAGTTTACCAGCTACTGCCTTAGAAACTTTTACATCTACTCTATAAAATTCTCCACCAGATACCCCAGTAATAGAATTGTCTTCAGTTTTTTGTGTATCCGATATGACAGTTTCTACTCCATTTACAAGTTTAAATAACTGAACGTCTCTAGAGTTTAAGCCTTTGTTGGCTACATTTTGAGATGTTGCAATTTTTAATATGTATCCGTTTAAATTATTTGATGAAAGTCCTATTCCTAATCCAGCTGAAACTGGTTGCTCTCCAGTAACCCTATTATTGCTATCTCGTGCAAGCTTAAAGAATAGAGCTGTTCCAATGGAAAAGTAAGTTTTATCGGCGAAGTCTAGGCCAGCAGATATGTTGGCGCAGTAGTATTCTTTTGAAGCAGGGGGTGCAACTATAGTCAAAAGTGATCTGGATATCGATGTTCCAGATCCATCCGTCTGTTTTAAGAAAAATACAGATTCATCACCTGCATTTGTTTTTGCAGACAAATTAAGTCTGGAGCCAGACCACTCTTGTTTTAAAGCATCTACGTTGACTAAATGCTCATCTCCAATACCTATACCCTTACCAGTTGCATTAAATGCATTTCTTTGTTTAATCCTAAATCTAAGAGTAGGTGCAAAAGAATTTATTTTGCTTTCTCCTAAATACTTTGCAATATCAGAGTCAGAAGTTATCCATTTTTTTACTGTGGTGCCTGGCGCAGATAAAGGTTCATATCTAAATTCCATTGCGTCGTATTCTATTATTTCATTATTGAGTAAAAAGTAACCAGATTTATTGTAGAATGAATTGTCTGCTAATCCACTATAAACAGTTATTGGTGCTAAGCTAACAACACCTAAAGGTGCATTTGTTTCTGCAGTTGCTGATGCAGGCAAAGTGGTTTGCAAAGCTGCTGCTCCTAGAGCAGCTGGAGGGGAAACATACAGGTTATCTGATGATCCTTTATAGTTAGTGCTAATTATAGGAGTGTATATAACCTTTACTGCTTTTACAGATGGAACAGTTTCTTTTGTTAAAGATATGATGTTTGGTACGTTAGATCCTTTTGTTGCACTTCTAAATTTAAAGCTAGAAGTTCTTGACTTGTCAAACAAATAGTCTCTAGGGTAAAATTGCAAGATATCATTATTGTCAAAAGTAGCAATCATTTGTGTGTCTCTGCATAAATCTTGTATGTGCTGCCAGACAGTTTTAGTATCTTCTGTGTACCAATACAATGGAACTATAGTTGCGGAGTCTGTTTTATTTGGATCCGCCTTGCCATAAGTATTAAAATTATAACTAGTAAATCCAATACTGTCTAGCAGCCTTCTTACAATAGCTTGGGAAGGAGCATTCTGAATAACAATATCTGGAGCCAATATTTCTTGCAAAAATTTAGCACCATCTAATCCTTGAATATCCATGTCTCCAAATTCTGATATAGTAAAAGAATCTATGTAAAAAACTCCCTGTGGGATTACATCATTACCTATCTTATTAAATGGCATCACCTTAATATTTTTATATAAGTTTATATTGGACTTATTAAACGCTAGTGTTTTATCATACTCTATTCCTCTCCTGTCAAATCCCTCAAGTGAGATAGACAGGGAATTTGAAGTTACAGATCCTACTGGAACAATGCCAGACGAATCATCAGAAGAATTTTTTGAAACATTAAATGAAACTAATCTATCTGATACATCCTGTATATACCTCGCTCCCACCTCTATTACTCCAAGGAACGAGTTGGCTACATTTATTGTGTTAACGCTAACAATTATTTTTTTAATATTAACAGGTGCGGATGGTGTTGTAAACTTTGTTGTAGACCAAGATGAGCCATTATAGTATAGTTGGAATACTCCATCTGTAGGCACAACACCATTTGTTGATATTGTAGACTCTACACCAGCATGATCTTGTATTTTAATATTCCAGTTAGCTGGCTTAGAGTAAGATGTTTCAAATTTAACAACTATTGTATTTGCTACAGCAGTTTTTGCTACTGGATAATCTACTGTAAAATTACAATTAGATAATGAATTTCCAGATGCTTGTGGAGAAAGCCAGAACTTGTATTGAGTTTTTGTACTAGAAAAGTATGTTCTAATTGGCATGTCTGACGAAACGTTGTATTTTGGTATTTGAGTAATTACGTTTGGATTTAAAACGAAATAGTTTATACCAGCAAAAGATGGTCTTCTTGGATCAATAATATTTTTTAGCGGGAATAGCTTTTTAAAAGGCTGGTAAGACTTTTTAGTAACTGGATCTATTATGGTTGCAGTTTCTACTGGAGAAGATATAGACACCCCATCAATTAGGTCATTCATATTATATTCAAGCCAGCATCCGCCAGACATAGAGTATGAAATAGACTGATTTATTTTAGTTAGTGTGTCCTGGCTTACTGGCAGCATTATACTTCTTCCAGTGAAATAGATACATCCCAAAATGCCTGTGGAGCATCAGATATTTTTTCTTTTACATTTCTTTTAATTAAATTAAATGAGCAGGCTGTAAATGACGCAAGGAATTCCTCTGTTCTTGTAGAGTTATATGCAATTCGTACATTAAAAGTTCCCTGCCCTTTAGCGCTTAAATAAAATGTTCTTAGGTCTTCTGCCCCCCAAAAGCCATCTACGGTCATTGTAGAGTATGATGGAACCGTGCTCCATGAGGTAGATACAGTCTTCTTATCGGCTATAAACAGCTTTCTAAGGCTTCCATTGGCCATCCTAGCAGTTCTTTCAAACCTTTGTGTATCTATAGATATAGGGGATCTATTATGTTCTGTTAATTGACGCCATGCGTTAGTAGAGTCTTGTATAAACAAGGCTGCACCTACTGGTAAAATTAAAGCTGGCATTATATATTCTTCCCCTGTCCTACCATTTTAACATTAATCTTAGCTTTTTGTCCAATAACAACCTCAGCCTTTTTAACAATCATATTAGACAATGCTTCGACATCCATTCCTTCTGATGCGTAAATATTTTGGTTAACAACATAAGAGTTGCCTGAAACAGCACCATCTCTTACATTATACTGAGCTTGGTTAAAATTATATCTTGGCGATGCCGCTGCTAATGTATTCATTACATCGTTTGGCATAATATTTGCTTTATTCTTTAAGTGTACAAACTCTGGTCCTCTTTCTCCAACCAGGAACATTCCGCTTGCATTTTCAACACCAGTGGCAGCCTTACCTGCAAAGACTATGTTACCGTCTTTTTTGCTTCTTGAATATTTTTGTCCATTCCAAATAAATGTTTCGCCTAGCTGCAAGTCTAGTCTATCTTTAATTGCATCACGAGCCTGTGCATTAAGAACCTTTATCTTTTTACCATCAAATTCTTTTTCTTCCAGCTGGTTGCTGTAGTTACCAGTAACCTTTATATTTCTTCTTAGCGTAGGATCTCCATTTGCACCCTTTATGGCATTTACAACATCCTTAAGAGTTGCCCCACCCTTAATACTATTTGCGAGTGCTTCATTAACTCCTGCGCCAGTTCCAGATTTTAATAGAAGGTCTAGTGCATTTTGTTGTGGAGAAACTGGAACCTTAGTTGTAGTTGTAACTGGGCCAGTAGATGTTAATTCAGTAGTAGTTTTTGTTGTATATCTTGGCATTTTTTCGCCAGTTACGGCTTCCATTGCAGCCACAAATCCTGCTGCTGCTTCTTTATTTTTCTTCACATACTCTTGAATTGATTGTCCAGCTGCAGCTGCATTTCCGTAAAGAGCAGTCATAGAATCATTAACCTTTTTAATAGCAGCTTCCTGCTTATCATATCTAGACTTAAGCTTATCTAAACTTTCTCCAGCAATTGCTGCCGAATCAGAAAGTTTTTGCTGCTTATCTCCTAGCGCTTCAGCGGCTGCTTTAAGAGGCTTGTTAGCTGCTTCTGTAGCTTTATCTATTGCTCTCATCTGTGCTTCTGTTTGTTGCTGAGAAGTTAAAGACTCTAAATCAATTCTTAAGCTTTGCGCCTTCTCAGTGTCTCCAGTTGCGGCAGCATTTTGCATTTCAATTCTAGTTTTTTCAATTTGTCTTCCTAGATCTGCGTCTTGCTGTGCTGCCGACAAAGCCTTCTTTCTTGCTTCTGCAAGCTTATTGTTTGCATCTATTTGCTTGTTTAAAGCCTTTAGTCTATCTCTATCAGAAATTTGCTGAGCAACAGTCTGTCCCTTAAGGGCCTTTGTGTAGTTTGCAATTTGGCCCTTTAGTTTATCTAGGCTTGCATACTGCTCTTTTAGTATTCCAGTTCTATTTGTAGACTGTACTGAATCTGATATTGCTGCAAAAGAGTCTGCGATTACTTTAGTTTGTGCTGCGTTTAATGCAGAAAGATCTCCGTTAAATCCTTGTGCTTGAAGTCTAATTTTTTGCCAAACACTGACAATGGTGTCAGAACCATTAATCATCTTCTTTACTTCAGGATTTGTCTTAGCCATTTCATTAATAGTGCCTTGTGTAATTGCTGTACCAGCTTCTCTAGACTTGTTTATTTTGTCTATCATTATCTTTTCAGCTTCTGCATATGTAAGAGACTTTGTCTTACCGCTTAAATCTTTAGCAACAAGTCTTTCTCTTTTGGCAATTAAATCATTGATTCCAGTTTCAGTTGCCATAAGAGCAGTATTTAAAGATGCCGCCTTTTCTTTATTTCCCTGATCTCTTGTATCAGCACCAAAGCTAGTAACTGCTGAAACTGCTGCAGATTGTGGATCGGTAATTGCTTTGAACTGTGCATTACCCATTGTTGCAGTAATTGATTGATCTTTTTTATTTGACAGCTGAAGCATAGTATAAACTTTTTTAGTTGCCTCATCTGCAGACATTCCAGCTGCAATTAGCTGCTCTTTAATTCTACGTACAGCATCAGGCACCTTGTTTGAAGGCTGTCTATCTAGTGCTTTAATCTGCTCTCCAAAAGTTTCTTTTACTTCTTTCTTTAATTCTTTGTATTCTGCAATTGTCATCTGGAATGGAGTCCCGCCATCTTTCATGCTTTCATACACAAGCTTATTTGCAGCCGCCATATCCTTGGCATCCTGAATAGTATCTTTAATTTTTGATCCGAAGTCTGTAAATCTTAGGTTAGCTTTTTTAGCTGCTTCTGCAGTCATTCCAAATGTAGATATATTAAGTTCTTGTCCCTTTTTGTAGTTCTGCCACATCTTGTATCCAGCAATACCTGCTAGAGTTACTGCTGCTAGTGGGGCAACTAGTCCTGCTGCTGCAGCTGCGGTTGCACCAAATCCAGCTGATGCCATTCCTGCTGTTGCTGCACTTGCTGCAGCACGTTTTGCAACCATTCCGCCTATGCCTTTTATAAGAGATGGGCCAGCCATTGATCCAACCATTGAGCCCATCATCATTCCATTTTGTCCACCAAGGGCATTTCCTATTGCTCCCCCTGCTGCCATTCCACCCATAGTGCCAAGCATCATGCCTCCAGCGCCTTGGCCTAGTTCTGGGTTTACGACACCCTTTGCTCTCATATATTGAACTGGATGTAACATTGCTGATGTAGAATAACGAGCATTTGCCATAAACGATCTTCTAATTGCATTATCTGCTCTGGATGCTGGAACTTCATTGCCACGTCTATCTATATATGCTGGATTAAAAATTGCTCCTGGAGCATTAGCAGCTATTGATCTTTCTTCTCCAATTTTATTTTTGCGATTCTGTATCATCCCAGCAGTTCTATATCCTGAATCTTTTATTCTAGTCCCAAGTGAGCTTATACTTGATGATATATCTGAAGCTGCAATTCTAGCACTTGTTATTAATCTTGTAGATGCTGCCTTAAGTCCATTAGAGATAGAAGAAAATGCTGAATCTATTGCTACGTTAGCTCTTTGTAATGGAAGCTTTAACCCTGGCATGTAAGGCAAAGATCCTTGCAGTGTAGGAACATTTGTCACTACACCCTTTCCACCAACAAATGAAGTTGTCCCTACAGATAGTGGCCCAGGCTTAGGTGGAGTAGTAGCAACTGGCATCGGTGCTCTTGATGCATTAAGGTTGTTTAAATAAAGCTGTCCTATTGCCCTCTGACTTGGATCTCCTGATTTTAAAAGACGGTTAGCATGCTCTTTAGATGTAACTTGGCTAACATCAGAAACCTTTTCGCCATAACCTATTTTACTAGATTTGACTATACCGCCTAGCATAAATCCTGGAATTATCTTGCCGCTCTGTTGTGGGCTAAATATTTCTGGACCCTTTTCTCCAACTAAATAGCTTTGTCCTGGAGATACTGGTCCTCCCATTTCTCTTTTACCATCAATGCCAAATATCTTTTTCTTAAGATCGTCTGTAATTGGTGTATTCTTTTTTGAATCCCAATTTAAGTATTTTTTCTTTAAAATATCTTTATCTATTGGAGAAAGTTGTTTTAAAACATTTCTGTCTGAAATCATATCGCTGGCAGCAGATCTAATTACTGCATCTAAAGCGTCTGGCTCAAGTCCATTCTTCAGTGTGCCGTCTGGCATCTTTACATAGCCATAAGGCTTTTCTTTTGCTAAAGCTGCTGCAAACTTATCGTATAAAAGCTTTTGAGTATTTTTTCTTAATCCAGTTCCAGCAAACAGCGTTTCTGCCATTTTAATTGATAAGGAGTTTACTCCCCATGGAGCAGATTCATACATGCTAGGTTTAGGGGCACCAGTTGGTCCAAAACCTGCACCTATTCTTCTCATGGCTATACCCTTTAAGACATTGCCAATTATTCCTCCACCATTAAATCCGTTTAGAGGAGTCTTAAAAGAATTGTCGCTTAGAGATATTGCATGACCTCTTTGACGTATTCTTAATTCAGCTTCGTCTTTTAACTTCTTTAATGCTGCTGGTGTAAGTGCCTTAGCTTTTGCAATTTCAACAGAAGAATGAATTCCATGGAACTCTTGCCAATTAACTGCTCTTCCATCTTCTAGCCTTTTAATCATTGCAGCATAAGCTTTAGCTTCATCTGGAGTTAAATCAAATCTTGATATGGTAGTCTTTAGTCTTGGTAGAACTGCATCAATTTCATCAATCATTGCTTTATGATATTGATCTGGAGTCATACCCTTTGGAATTGACAATGTGGACTCTGCAAAGAATCTCTTTGCTCCGCCCTTTACTCCGAGCAAGTTAATACGTGCCTGCTCTTTCATCGAAATCATTTCTTCTTCATAGGCTCTTTTACCAGAAGCCATCTTAAATACTCCAGCCGTTCCAACATCAGCCAATGTGCTTCCAGAAAGATTATCTCTACTTAAATCTCTATCTCCTCTTAAATTAGCTGCAACTAATTGCTTAAAGTAATCTTCTCGTGTAAATGATCCTGACTTATTTACAAATGCTTCGTCATAAGGAGACTCTAGTACAAGCAGCTTTCTCTTTCCAGTTGGATCTGTAGGGTCAAGCATGGTTCTAATTTCTTGTCTTGGAGCATTTAATCCATGTGCATCTCTTGCAATAATAGTTGCACGTTGCTCTGCTAGGGCTGCAGTTTCATCCATTACTGGTTTAACAAATACTTTAGTTCCATCTGGTTTTTCATAAACTCCACCAATTCCAGAAACTGGGAAGCTTCTTCCAGATGAAGGAGAAATTAGTTTTCCAAAGTCTGTTGGAGGCATTGAAGCAAATCTGCTTGTACTCAAAGATTGGCTTATTTCATCCATCTGCATTCTTGCGTTTCTTTGTTGCTCTACAGCTTTAAATGATCTAGGCATTCCAAGGAAAAGCTTGCCGTATCCGTACTTGCCTTTCTTTACCATACCGCCGATCATACCGCCAGCATTAGCAGCTCTAAGTCTTCTTCCTCCAACCATTGCAAACATCTGTCTCTCAGCTTTTCTAGGTTTTGCTGGAGTTCCAGACTCTCTAAATATTTTCATGTCAGCACCCAATGCTCTGACTAAGCTTTCTGGTATAGGACCTTTACCAGTCCATCTGCCAGTAGAAATCCATTTTTCAATAACTGGTATATGTCTTTTAAAATCATCTACATCTTTAAATCCAAATGAAGTTGCAAGCCTGTGTGCTCTAGCTATAGCCTCATCTTTGGTAAGCGGAACTACGTCATCAATAATTTTTCTTTGCTCTAACCTGTTTCCAAATTTGTTAAAGTCATCATGGGCAGCTTCTCCGTAATAGCCTCGTGCAGCTATAGGCCCAGACATTCTTTCTATATGTGCACGATCCCAGCCTGGATTTATGACAGCACCAGGGAACTTTGCTTTTAAAAGATTAAGTATTTGAAGCTTTGCTCTATTATTATTTTTTGCTGCACCTGCTTTTGCCAGCTTCCAATCTTTGTCTGTTTGTCCTGGCTTTCTTTCAAGCACAAGATCTGGGAAATTCTTTTGCATGTAGGCTCTTTGTGCCTCAACATAGCTCATTCCTTTACCAGTTCTTAGATACTCTTCATGACTTGCCAAGGCAAGTCTTACGGCTTTTTCTGCTTCTGCAATTGCTCTTGAAGGAGTCATATTCATGTCTTTTGAATACTGCAGTATTGCAGTTGCATCATTTTGAATTAAGTTAGGAACAATATGATCTACATAAGGAGTTCTAACTCCAGTTAGATGATCTATGTACTGAGATGCTTTTTGAAGCTCAGACATCCCTCTTGCTGGACCGTCAAACATGTCTTGCATCTTGCCATAATTTCTAATTCCTCTTGTTACCATGCCACCCAAAATTCCGCCATTATTTCTTAGTTGGACTCTTGATCCACTATTAGCTTTATCTAGCAAAGGCTTGTTGGCTGCTGTAAACTCTGGGTCGAAATAAGTTTCTCTAGGTGTGAGAATCGCATCTATAACTTTGCCCCCACGATTGTATCCATTTGATGCCATTCTAACTAAATCAGGATTATTACGTGAAGCTTCTTGATTCAATATGTAGCTTCCTTCTGGAAGTCTTGCTGGAACCATATCATAATCAATATTTGATGGGCCTGGGACTATTGAACCATGCTTTGATGGATCATAAACTAATCCTCCAGTATTTAGCTGTCTAGGTTTTGTAGTCTGAATACTATACCCTGCGCCTGATGTTCTAACGCCAAGCCCACGAGCAATTGAATCTACAAGCTTAGAAGTTTCTGTTTTGTGAAAAAGCTCTTTCATGTTTGACTTGCCTGCTGCGCTTACAACTGGCTGTGTCGTTAATGGAACTGTAGTTAAACTCAAGGTTCTTGCCTGTGCTGTTGCAACACCTTGAGCCGTTTGAACCATCATTGCTTCTACTTGTGCATTTAATGCAAATATTTTTGCTCTTGCTGCTTCTACTGTAATCTTACCAGCTTGCAACTGTTTAACAATTAATGCTGTTTCGTCTGCCGCTAAAGATGTTATCTTTGTCATTTGTGGCAAAAGTGCCTGATATGAATCTGATAATGATGCGGTTACTGTACCAGTTGCTGCTATTTCAGTCTTAAGTGTTGCTAATTCTGCTTTTGACTGCATAGCAATTGCTGCTGTCATTGAGTGCCACTTAGCAGCTTCTGCTGCAACTACACCAGTAGATACACCGTTTACAGAACTCAGCCCTTGAACTCTTGGCAGATCATCTGACATGTAAAGTTGTGGGGCATTCGAAATTCTTTGATTTACTGGCTTTGGACCTGGTACTGTAGAGAATATTGTTTCTTCTGCTCTTTGCTGTGGCGTCTTTGATCCAGTTGGAATCATGTGAGACATGTCTCTAGAATATGCTCTACCTACAAGAGGATTATTCTTATCTACTATTCTTCCTCCGCCTGCCATTACTGGGTTTCCAGCAACAGTAGACATACTATTGGATGTAGCAATAGTCGAACTCATTGCGCTTTGCTTTAGTCTATCAAATGATGCCGCAAGGGTCATTACTGCATCTGAGAATGTAGCAGCAGCTTTTGTATCGCTATAGAATGATTGCTCTACTGTTTTGGCAGCAGCAGATGCTGCCATTAATTCTGGTGTTAATAATTTAAAGCCAGTCCCACCCTTACCGATGTTCTTAAGGGCTAATATTCCTTTTATTATATATCCGAAGAAGTTTGCAAGCACACCAGTAAGCATGATTATAGGACCAGCAATTGCTGTAAGTCCACCAATAAATCCTAGAACAGCTTTAATTGGACCTGGCAGATTTCCAATAAACTTTAAAATTCCATCTATAGCATTTAATACAAATGCACCAATTTTTAAGAATTGTTCTCCAACTACCGCAAGTTCTGCTTTTACAGATTCAAGTGCTCTTCTGTATTTACCAGATGCAGATTCTGTAAGCGCTGTTAATTCTCGTGCTGAAATTGCTGCTAAGTCTTGTGTGCTTGCTTTCATCAGGTCTAAAACTTGAAGAGTCTGGCTTCCTTCTTTACCAAGGTTTTCAAACAATGCGTTGATTCTAGCAAATTGAAATTTACCGAATAGCTGTTCAATTGCTCTTGCTCTTTGTAGAGGCTCAAGTGAATCTAGGGAATCCTTGAGTGCCATAATTGTTCCAGTTAGATTTCCAGCATTTTTATTTACAATGCCAGACAAGTCTATTCCGAATCCCATAAACATTTCTTTGGCAACCTTTGTAGGGTTAATTACAGATGCTAAAGCTGACTTTAATGCGTTGGCACTTTCTGATGCGTTAATTCCACCTTCACGCATAGCAGTTAGATAAAGAGCAAGGTCTTGTACTTCTCCACCAAGTGCTTTTACTACTGGGCCTGCTTTTGGAATAGCAGTTACTAAATCATCTAGAGTAGTAGATGTCTGGTTTTCAACTGCGTTCAAGAAGTCGATTGACTCGGCAAGTTCCATTGTATTTTGTCCGAAGGCTGTTTGAATAGCAAGCGTAGCCTTCATAGCTTCTTGTCTATCTACTTCACCAAGAATTGCAAGTCTAGTTGTTTGTCTTGTAGAGTCTATAAGATCTGCGCCCTGTTTTCCAGTAGCAGCAATATCTGCGGCAAGTGCAATAGTTTCTGTAAAGTTTGCTCCTAATCCAGAAGCTAATTCTCTAGATACTGCCATAACATCTTTACGAACCTGAAGAAGATCGGCACTTGATGTTGCAACTAATCCGCCATAAACCTTTGTAAGTCTTACAAGCTCTTCATCTGCTTGTCTAAATGCTTTTGCTGCAGCCATACCAAACGCTGCAAGTGGCACAGTTAATCCTACTGTTAACTGGCGACCAGCCCACTGTGTATTCTTACCCCAATTGATAAGCTGATTCGATCCATCCATCATTACCTTGTTCATGATGGCAAGTTCTTGTCTTAGAAGAGCTGACTTATTTTTTGTAACGTCTAGTCCAGATTGAACCATTACGTTATATTGCATTAAGCCTTGTGCATTTTTACCAAGCGGCTGGATAATTGAATTCTCAAGCATTACCTGCTGCTTAGCAAGGTCTCGAACTAAATTGCTAGTCTTCTGTGTATGTCCTTGCCATGTTCTGAAGTACTGGCCAAGCTTCATTCTGCCGCTGTCTAAATTTTGTCCAAACTTAGATACGTCTGATGTAAGAGTTACGAAGTGTCTAGAAAACTGGCCAGTGGAGCGCATGGTTTCGTCAAACTGACGATTCATGACTCCAACCTGGCTAGTTAGGTTTTTATTTAAACCAATTGTTGTAGCTTGGAGTTTTAAGAGTTGCGAAGTAACCGCTTGTAACTGCGCTGTTAGGCTAGAAAAATTAGCCGTCGCAGTTATGTTGGTTACTATATTTTGATCTGCCAACTCTTACTCCTTTTTGTATCCGAGTCCCGCTCCGATACCAAACCCTGCTTCTGATGCAAACTGACCTTGTAATGAAACAATGTCAGATGGATCTGCAGTTATTCCAAGAGCCTTTCGTCTTACGTCTTCAAAGCTCTTGCTTTGTTGTTCTTCTTCAGCGCTATCAAGTTCTACGCCTTGTATTGCGGCCAAAAATTTTCTTTTCTCTGATTCAGTCTTTTGCATAGATTTAAAAGTTTGAATCAATTCTGGCATTGAAAGACTGTCTTCCAATTCCTCGTAATTCTTATAGTTTCCTATTAGAAATACTTCTCCTTCTAATGCAGCTAGATCTAGTTCTGACCAGCTAG